AGAACCATCGCCGTCACCAAAAGACTTGGCTAGGGTGAATAGATCATCATCAACTTGCTTGGCTAGAGCGTAACCAGCATCACCAGTGTAGAACTGACGTAGGGAAGCAAGCGCTTGTACTTCAGTAATATCTTCAATAATGCGAGAATATTCAAAGTGCTTGTCGATGTTGACAATAACTTCTGATTCTACTGCATTCTGAATGGTAACAGCAGTGTTTTCAGCTTTAGCGTTAGCAGAACCACGGGTAGGCTTAGGGATATGGATAGTATCGCCTTTCTTGCCTTGCATGGACATTTTCTTAACGAGAGGGGCTAGGACTAGGTTTTGCTCATAAGCAGCAACAACTTCGTCAGACCAAATCTCAGGGATAAAACTAGCTGCGGAAGTATTATCTACAGCGCCTGTCATTGAAGGATAAGTACTAGTAGCCATTTTAAATTTCTCCTATAATAATAGCTATTTGACCCTTCCCTCAGCATATGCTTGTTGTATATCGTCAGATAGTGCCATATACCGATCAGGGTCAGTTTTCATAAGTTTAATAATATCAGCACGGCGATAGAACTTTTTGGAGGACGTAGAATCTGGGTTTCCTCTTGCAGAACCCGTTGACCCACTCTTGACAGCCTGTCGTCTTCCAGCTTTTTCGGCTTCCACTGTCTGAGACACTACGGCTTTACGTTCTTTCCAAAGATTGAAAAGTTCGTTAGCTGCTTCGGCATCATAACCTTGATCTGCTTGTACAAATAATTGTGTACGAATCTTAGAACCCCTAATCCACTCTGCAAACTTTTCATCCGTTAGTATCTCTTGCATATCTGGATGATTGCTTTGTAGTTGCTGCATAGCGTTTTGTTTAGCAAAAGCCTGTGTAACTTCTTCTGCTGCTTTCAGCTTAGGGTGGTTATTAATAGCCTGAGCAATAGCTTTCTCAGGTTCAGTGTAAAAATCTATCTCTTCTTCTGTTTCCGTGTTTTCAGTAGGTTGTTGAATTGTACTTGAGATATAATCATCAACTACCTTACGAAGTTCTCCTACTTCAGAAGACTGGCGACCTAATAACTTCTCGGCTTCTTGGTGCATACGCACTACGTCCTCTAGGGACTTGCCTTGATATTTATTAGGAACGTCTGTTGATTCTTCTTCTTCAACAGGTTCTTCAGGTTGTAAAGTTGCCTCTTGAGGGTTTACTTCCGATTCTTCGTACTCAGGTAGTTCATTGTTATCTAAGTGTTCACTTTTGTACTGAGTTTCATCATTGTCGATGATTTGTGCTGCCATACTAAACTCCGTGCCTTTGCATTGTGGAGATAAACAAAATGACTGTAGTTTACCTATAAAGGGCTACAAGTCGCCTTTTTTAGCTTTTGCTTCGTGTTGTCTCGCCCAGTTAATAGTAGCTCCGGGAAAATCCCCAGATATAGGGTCTAACATACTTCGAGGCATAGCTAACTGCCTAGTAGCAGGCTTACCGCAGTCTTTACATTCGACTGTTTCGGTGTCACCTTTTACATAGTGTTCATTAACATGTCCGTCTGGACATTTAAAATCAAATACTTTAAGCATCGTAATCCTGTTCTTCTTGAGGGTTGTCTAGCTCTTCAAAAGAGTTGAGAGTAGTTTCCTCTAAGTTCAAAAGAGTACCAATAATGTTTAGTTGTCCTTTGCGGAAAAAAAGTTCCTCAAGGCCTTTAGTATGTTCTATAGAGTCTATTGTCTCTGTATTGGCCTTGAGGTCAGTCAGGAGAGTATTCCAGCCATCAGTCTTGAATAACTGGAACATTTCACGATAGTATTGTTCTAATTCTTTATTCATTATATACTACCTATTATACCATAAAAGTCTAAAAAAGTCAAGATTTTTCTTGTGTTTTCTTACGTTTTGTGGTATTAGAGGCCTGTCGGTTGCCTAATGCTGCCTCCAGCACCTCTATCCGATGTATCAAAGTCTTGTAGCTCTGATTCACTTGATTGACCACTTCCTCCAGTTGGCGCTGCGTTACCATTTGGTTGTCCTTGTGTTTGGTTATATTTTAATTCAAGCTCACGATCTTTTAAAATACGATCAGCGAGTTGTAGTCTTCGTTCAAATTCTTTGTCGTCAGATACACCATCATCCAAATTGGCAGTAACAGCTTTAATCTTATCAAGCTCAAGCTCCACAGGAACTGCCTGAGCCTCAACCATGAGTTTAATAGCCCTAGCCTTAGACTCTTCGCCTTGGCCTTGCAGAGCGTTAATCTGAGACTGTTGGAACTCAATCTGTTTCTGATGAACTTCTTGGGCACGTTGCTGTTCTTGTTGATCTGGCTGTGAGGCTTGATCTATAGCAGATACCAAAGTTTCACGTTCTGATAAGTTCATGTTATCTACGATAGACTTGAGCAAGATTGGATAGTACTGCTGATCTTGTCCCATAGTCTGTAGTAATTGAACTAGCTGTGTTACTTCATATTCACGGGCCATAATACCTAGTGAGCTAGTAGCACAGAACTTGTAGTCTTTTACAGGGTACAACTCAGGCTCAAACTGCATATAACGATAAGCTGCTTTCTCTACAAAGGGAACTAAGAAATTCTCTTGGAAGTTTACTAGCGTACGCTTATGGCGTTTAATGATAGCACCTAGTGACATAGAGATGCCTGCTGCCGTTGCTTCACCATTAACAGCACCACCGATACCTGTAGAATCTACAGCACCTGTGGATTGTTGTACCATGTCCTGTAAAGCGCCAGCCTGTGCGAAGGTGATCTGATTTACATTACCGAAGTTAAATGGATTGATAATCTCTTTAGGGTCGCCATTGGTCAACAACAGCTTACCTGCACGTACCTCTGGCTTAGTGCCTCTAGGGATACGTGTAGCGTCCATGGCTAGCATAGGGTGTACTGTCAATGCTAATGCGTCAATACGGGCACGTAACTCAGCGTCTAGTGCTTTTTGACTGTTATAGCCTTTCTCTACGACACCACGACCATAGAAACGACTAGGTACTACGTCCCAAGGAAACGCTACTACAGGACGATCACGCATCATGTAGGGGTTTGCCTCAGCTTTCAGTAGAACGCCTTCATTAGCTATGATTACGACAGCCTCAACGTACTGAGAGTCCTTTAAATCATCATCTAACTCTACATCAACTTCTTCTTCTAGTAAATAAGTAGGTACTAAGCCATAATACTTAGTTAAACGTACTTTATCGTCAGAATATACCGAAAGTTCAGCGTCTGGCTCAAGATTAAAGTCAGAAGCAGCCTTACCGATGTATTCGTCACGATAAACGCCTTGTTCTTGTAGTAATTCTACGCTATGACAACTAACAAACTCGTCAATAGCAACGCCCATAGCATCATCTACTGTAGTTGCGTTAGGGTCAACACGGAAATTACGTGGCATTACAGGCTTTAGGCGTACTAAGATGCGATCTTTTACATTCACACCTACTGCTTGTAGCTCTCCACCCAGTAAAGGCTCAGTAGCTGGAGACATTTCTTTGATTTCTTCCATTACTACTTCAGCAATACCAGTACCAAAGACAGCGGCATTGATTAGACATTCACCAGCATCCTTACGAACCCTAGCTTTTTTGAAATCTTCAAGCAATTTATCACGTAAATACTTGATGTCGCCTTTTTCTTCGTCTGTGTAGTCGTCATGTATGTCAAAATACTTACCACGACCAAAGGTAGCTTCTTCAATCTCTGCTACGTTAGACTCTACGGCCTGTTGTGTAGCTGGTGCAATAATACGAGAGCGTTCACTGTTGCGTGTTTTGTCCTCACTAGACCAAATACCACGCCAGATACGATAGTACTCGTCGTTTTTCTCAGCGTAGTTTGCTTCGTAGTGATCGCTCCACTCTTCTACTTTGTTCATAACCCATGCTTGCAGGGTCTCTTGTACCATTAAAGGTGATTCTTCGTTGTAGTCAGCCATTTATTAATATCCTGCAAAGTCGTCTAAAATTTCGTAATCGTCATATTCTTCAAAGTCCCCAGCATACGCTATCTTGGCTAACTGATCTATATAAGCCAAAGCGTCTACTAAGTCGTCATGAGTTAGGGGGTCAGGGAATTGGAACAGTTCATCTAAGAATTTTGAGTTCCACTCTGCTTTTCTTATTTTGACTAAACCATGTTCAAAGCGACCTTGTAAGGCCCACATGATTCTGTCTGTTTTCTTTTGGTTTCCGTGTGTCAGCTCTTCGATGCGAAAGAAAAAAGCATTACGCTTCATCATGTCTTGTAGAGGAGACATTACTGCCTGTTTAGCAATACCTCTTTCTATCCCTACCGATATAGGCTTGTAGTCCCTAACGGCTTGGAATATCTTTTGGGCTGTCTGGTCTAAAGTCCATCTACCTGATATAATGTTTTCCACGTACCATCCGTTTTGTGTGACATATACAACTGCGATAGCTGTGTTGTCCAAACGGCTGTTCTTTTTATTTTTCTTTCCTACTTCTTGGAATCCAGCTAAGTCAATGGCGATATAATAATCACCTTCTCCTTTGTGCTGTTCTTCGTCGTAAACCTGTACCCAATCCTCCTTAAACATTTCAGAACCCATAGCTTCAAACGAGGCCATGAACTCTTGACGGAAAGCATATGAAGACATAGACTTCTTTGCTATATCTATTTCTTCTGGGTCTAGTAAAGGGTTGTCGTATGACGTAAAGTGCCAAGCCTTAAACGTAGGGTCGTCTTTTAACTCAGCATATTTGTATAGTTCATAAAAGTGGTTACGGCCTTTGGGTGTACCTATGAACAGACAGCTACCCTTTTGGTCAGCTAGTGCTGGACGTAGGATTTCCTCAAACACCTGTGGCTTCATGTCAGCATATTCATCAAGAACAAGCATCTTTAATGACACACCACGCATAGTGTCAGGTCTGTCCGCACCCTTTAGGTGAATAACAGAACCATTTATCAAAGTAACAGTTAAGTTGTTTATATGCGTACTTTTGATAATAGGATGGGCTAACTCTAACAAGGTTTGCCACATGATGTCCCTAGCCTGACCTTGGGTTGGTGCTACGTAAAACACACCGCCCTTCTTGCCGTCTAGCGCACTTAGTATCAGTAGCCATGCAGCAAGCCTAGACTTACCACAGCGTCTTCCTGCTGCTACTACTTTAAATCGTTGTTCTGAGCCGTAGACTTCCTGCTGCCACGGAAGAAACTCTACCTGTAAATCACTCATCCACAGGACTCCATTCTCCGTCTAAAGCATCAGGCTCTTGTTTCACTTCGCCTACGCCAGTTATGTTAATCGTGATAGCTGACTTACCTCCAGACTTTAGAACCTCTTGTTCAAATACAGCAGTAGGTGCAATCCTGTCCATCACTAGTTTCCAAGCGGCTGCTTGGTTTTTATGTTCGTCATTCAAAGCAGCATCAAAGATAGCATCAAGTACTTTACGTGACTTAGGTGATGCTAACATTCTAGCCTTGTATTCATTAATGACAGCAGCGTCACCTTTGGGTCTACCTCTGGCTACTCTGTTGCCTCTCTTGTTTGACTCAATGTCCTTCTTAGGTGGACGACCTCTTTTCTTTTTATTTTCTTCTTCTTCTTTTGGTTCTTTCTTTTTTGACAAAACAAAACACTCCTTAAGTTATCCCTAAGAATCTTAAGAACCTTTAATTTATTCTTTATTGATAATACTTAATGAATAAAACTAAAAGACACTTAAGAATCTTAAGTAGGGCCGAGGGTGGCTAATCGCTTACTTATTAATAACTATATTATACCATATTTTTAAACAAAAGTCAACCTATTTCTAAAGTATTATTATGTCACTCGTAACGTGACTATTGTGTCCCTTTTAGTCACACTTAAGTTCTTTTGTTGACTTTTTGTTTTCTTTTGTTTATCAGAGACTTGCACAAGTTTACACAAGTATAACTAAAGGTTCTAATACATAGATTTAATGTTTCTAAAAACTACCTTTTTTGTGCCTGAGAGGCTACCCGTAGTAATCCCAGAAAAACTTCCTCCCCCCCGTACCCCTTTTTATCCACAGGTTATCCACAGGTTGTCCACAAGTTATCCACAGGTTATCAACAGGTTATCCACAGGCTGCCGAGTTATCCACAAGTTATCCACAGAACACATGAGTTATCCACAGGTTGAAGTGTGGGAATGCTTGTGGCAGCCTATAGTTATCCACAAGCAACACAAGTTATCCACAATTATGTATACACAGGTTATCCACAGGTAAACAGCAATGTATACACAGACTTATCCACATGGGCTTTAGGCTGCGAGAATGGCCGCCTAAGAGGTTTTCAGCTTACCCTGTACATTGGTATTAAAAAATAGTGAACTCGATTTTAGCTATATTGGCATGAGTTTTGCATAGTAAATAATTATTGACAACAACAATAATACTATGGTATTCGCACGTACGTATATATAATAGCATGGGTAAAATAACTATTAGTTATATCTATATGCTAAAATAGTATTTGCATTATTAATTCATTTGTATATAATGGAACACAAGCCAAAGCAAAGAAGCCTAGGCAAACATTAATGAGAATGATTATCAACAAAGGAATAAAGCAATGACTACCTTAGAAGCTCACAAGAACTTAGATAAAGCCTATGATTTAATGAATGCTCACAACACACAAACTAGCAGGGATTTAGTCTTGGAAATGATGGAAATCTATAACAAATTAGCAAGGGAAAACCTTAGTTGCTATAGGCCGGTTAAGAATGCCGGTGACGCTTCTAACGTCTGGATAGTAGCAGCTTAAACAGTTGCTTTAGTCTAGGCCTTAGGTTACAATCTGAGGCCTAGCATAAAACAACTGGAAACCATAAAGGTGAATACCATGAAAAAAGCAAAAGGTTATATAGTATACGAAGGCAAAAGCCAATTAGATACTAATGTGGATATTGTCGCTATTTTGACAATGAAAACAACCAACGCCAAAACGGGCAACATGGCTCAATTATGGATATTACATAAGGATATTGAGCCACACACGGCAACCAAAACAGGTGATGATTATGCCGTATGCGGATCATGTCCACAACGTCACTATAACGGAGGCGCTTGCTATGTTACTACCTTTCAAGCTCCTTTAGCGGTATATAGAACCTATAAAAAGGGAGGATATGCAAAGGGATTGCCAGCATTTAATTATCATGCCAGCGTTAGATTAGGCGCTTACGGAGACCCAGCCGCTTTACCCTATGAGACAATAGTAGATGTTTGCAGCGCATTTGGTAGTCACACTGGTTATACGCACCAAGCAAGCCATAAAAACTTTGACGATCGCTTACAAGGCCTTGTTATGGCTAGTGCCGACACCTATAAGCAAGCCATAAAACTACAAGCTAAGGGTTTTAAAACTTTTAGGGTCAAACTACCTAATGATGGTTACTTAGATAATGAGATTGAATGCCTAGCGGATTCTAAGGGTTTAACTTGTGAGCAGTGCGGAATTTGCGACGGAGACCAAAAAAATGTTGCAATTTCAGTACATGGCAGCAAAAAAAGTAAATTTAAGTCTAGCATTATACCTACAATTA